GGAATTTGCAGTTTTCGGTGACCCAATTTGCAGATTTCAGTGACTCTTTTCAGCAGATATCTTAACCGCAACAGGCTTCTCCACCACAGACTGGGTGGACTCCGCCTCCTGCTTGACTTCGGCAAGCTTTACATTGGCATCGGTTGTGGTCAGGATGAGTTTGAAAGTTAAGTCAGGCATAGTATTCTATTTGCTTTTCTATTGTAGTGGCTTATAATATATGCAACAACATCATGGAGGTAAAAAAGATGGCAAGATGTACAAGAACTTGGGGACTCGAAGTTCACCATAAGAGAAGAGATGGGGGAAATGGCATCGGTAATGCCGAAGTGTTATGTCAGTCATGCCATAAAGCAACTGCGACATACGGTGTTGGAGGAAAATCTCCGGACCCATTTAGCCAAAGCACAAAAGATCAAGCCCTGAAAAATGCAGACAATCGCTGCGAATGCACAAGAGTTGGAGGATGTCACTAATCTAACGATCACTGATAATTTCTAATCAGCAGCTCGGTCTCAGTCTGGAAAGTACCGGAAACGGTGTATTGCGCTTCGACTTCATCAATGGTGAAGCCTTGGTAGAGAGTACTGATATAAGGGTCGTTGTTGTAAGATAACAGGAACTTTCCTTTGATCTGCTTCAGGATGGTAGCAAGCTCATCATGCTTGCTGAAGGGATTTGCGTCTTCTCTATCGTATAGATGCTCCTTTGTGTAATAGGGTGGGTCGAGGTAGAAGAAGGTGTTGGGCGTATCGAAACGAGCAATGATCTTCTCAAAGTCTTTCTTTTCGATGATAACCTGCTTGAGCCGTTCGGAAGCTGCTTTCACCTTTTCGAGATTTCGCAGCGGCATGTATTTATAGCCCTGCATGATGCAGAAGTTCTTTGATCTTGAGCCGTAGCTGCAGGATAACTGGAAGTAGAAACGGATAGCTCGCTCAAGCTCGGTTTTGGGCTCGTGTTGTGCGAACGTGTCGAACATCTCCCTGGATACCAAGTACTGATTCAACTCGGTCACAAACGCTTCAGGGTGCTGCTTGATGTACTTCCAGAAGTTCACCAGATCACCATTGATGTCATTGTAGACTTCAGTATATCTGCTCTTCTTGGATAGCTGCCAGTCTTCCTTGTTGGGGCTCTTGCCGAATAGTATCCAGGCGGCCCCACCAAAGACTTCACAGTAGATATCGTGCTTGGGGATGAGTGGCAGTATCTTCTTGCGAAGCAGACGCTTGCCGCCTACCCAGGAGATGATACTGTTCACGATATCCCCCTGATCTCTCTGGTGGTTTTAGCTTTTGCTTTTGCGGCTTCTGGATCAATGTCAACCAACTCGAAGTTGGCGATGATCACTTCCTTGAAGTCACTCTTGCCTTCCTTGCGGTTGATGCCCTTGGTTCTGGTGACGTGCTTGATGTCGTATCCTTTGTATAGCTTGAGAACTTCCGGGTTATCGTCATAGCTGAGGATGAAGCGTCCCTTGATGTTCTTCAGCTTCTTGCAGAGAGCTTCATGACTGAACTGCTTGGAGTTCTCATAGGTATAGCCCAGCATGTAAGGCGGATCGCAGTAGAAGAAGTTGCTCTTGGTATCGTATTTCTCAATCACCTTCTCATAAGAGAGGTTCTCGATGATCACCATATCGAGACGTTTGTGCAGTTCTTTGATGCGTTCCAGACGGTTATACATACTGGAAGTGCCACGCTTCTGCGAGGTGCCGAAGCTGTCACCTTTACTTCCGAATGATCTGGTGATTAGATACATGAACCTGGCAGCACGCTGTATTTCGGTCAAGCCTTCATGCTTGAGTATATCACCAAAGAGCTTGCGGCTGGCGACTAACCAGTCCAGTTCCTTGATCAGTTCATCAGGATGGTATTTCACCTGCATGAACAGGTTGACCAAGCGATTATCGAGATCATTATAGACTTCCAGGTCTCCCCACTTGTCTTTGTAGAGCAGCATCCAGGCTGCACCACCGAAGGGCTCGATATAGCCCTTGATATCTTTGGGAACATATTGGGCTATGGTCTTTCTGAGGAGGCGTTTACCGCCAATCCATCCGATCAATGCATCCATTACACATCTCCTTTCGGGTCTGCCAGACACAGGCGCAGATACAGCTCAGGCAGAGAGAGCTGGTCGAAGTCTTCATTGGTGAAGCCCAGTTTACGCAGGATCATTTCGAACCTCTCGTAGGGGTATTTGCTTCGGTGGTCACCGCTAATCCGAAACTCCCGAGCCAACTTTTGAACCTGTCTTTGTTGGCTCTGATATAGACGAAAAAAGCGGAGATATGCTCCAGTGCATCAAGTGCATCCATGGTGTCCGGGTCCTGCTTGGAGATGATCCTGATCAACTCTTTATCGGCTTCCGAATCACTGATTAGTTCAAGTAGCTCCACTTCACTTAGCTTGGTCAGCTTGCCGGAAAGAAAGTCCTCAAGCTTGGCTTTCAAGGTCTTGTTCGAGATCGTGAGACATAGTATTTGCCGCAGTTGGTTATAGCTGAGTGTTACTTCTCGCTTCATAGAATTATCCTTTTCTTATTGTCCGAAAAACATCTTGATGGCAACGCCCAACAACAAAAAGAACTGGGAAGTGGAGACGGTTAGAAGCAGCTTCATGTTCGTCTCCACCTTCGCCATTCTGGTTATCAGAGATTTGCTGCTGTTGCCATTGCCGTAGATTTCAGAATGCAGGCTATCGATTTTCTGTTTGATTTCAGGTTTGCATCGGCAATCCATAACAGCTCCTTGATTCATATCGTATTTACGTAGGGATGCGATCTTACACCCCCGGAGGTATGTCTTTTCGCAGGTAGATCCTGCCTGCGGTGGTTCCGGAGAACTCTGTGGAGATAATTACCGAAAACAGACCATCGGCTTCTCCCGACCAGTCCACAGTCCAGCGCATACCATTGAAGATGACGACTCTATCAAAGCCTTTGGAAACTACGACTATGGTTACGTCCTGGCTCATGAAGCCGTGACTCTCCAAGTAGTTCTTCTGCGCCGTAGAGAGCCCGGCAATCGTAAGCTCCACCGTACTGGTTCTCTTTCCGGGTATCGTATAGTTCCGGGTCTTGAGCTTGGTGATTTTGGAGTCTGCCTTACCCGGCTTCTCGGCAAGCTCACCCAAGAGGCTAAAGTTGGTGGTTAACTCAGCTTTAACATCCGGTTGGGTGGCATATAGCGTGTTAACCCCTTCCGTGTCATAGCTGCCTACTCCGAAATAGACGTTATCGGCAACCAATACGTCCATGAGATTGGCGAACTTCAGATCATCCGGGGACATATCTGCTGGGTAGGTCGGTTGAGAGATGTATTGCGGCATCAGAATACTCCTTTGATGGCTTTGCCGATACTGAAGAGCCACTTACGGTTGTGGAATACGTACTCAATAGCGCCACCGATGGTTCCAAATACTTTGAGCACGAGGTTAGTCTGCTTAGCCGGAAGAGCTTTAGTAGCTCGTTCGACTGCCAACTGCTTCTTGGCATAGTCATCGAGTTCTCTGGTAGCAGGATTGATCTTGATATCCTGCACGATATCCAAGATGATTGCCAGAGCCGAATTGACCTTAGTCTTATCGATCAGCTTACCTGTTGAGCGGGAAACGATCCAGACGATAATAGCCGAGATTAGGCCGAGGAGAAACTCCTGATTAGCGAATATAAAATCCATTGATACTCCTTATCTTGCTTAGGTGGTGAGTTTGAACACTTTAACGAAGCCATCGAGATAGGTGATGCCGGGACGGATACGGATGTACCAGTGGTACTTCCAATCCGCGCCATGATGCTCGACTTTGAGTTCTGCGTCAGTGCGATAACCGATGATGATGAACTTGGGCAGACCGCCGATGATGTAATCATCAGCCATGAGGCGGGGCTTTACCGGAATACCCGCAAAGGATACGTTGCCGCCTTCGAGCAGCAGGCGATCTCCGGCTCCGGTCTCACGCTTAGCAAGCTCGGCTCTGATGCGGATCAGATCTTTGTGACTGACATAGAACTTGAAGCTCTCCTGCTCCTCGAGCATCTCATCGGAGAAAGCCAAGAGAGCCGCTTCAAAGCGCTTTGCCCAGTCCGTATAGGTGGTCTTGGAGAGATTGGTCACCTTGGTAGCGGTAGTGGCAAGCTTGATGATACCGTCCAAAGCCTTGAGCTTGGCTGTAGCAGAAACCCTGTCACCTCTGAAGAGCAGGAGACGGATAGCCTTCTCGGTCTTCTTGGCGATGTGGTTCTCTACGTAGGCTCCAAAGGCATCTTCTCCGTATTTGTCTTTGTAGAACTCGACCACATCTCTTCCGAGAGTGAACTCAGCATTGAGTATCCCGGTGGGGATGGAGATATCACCTGTACCCACGTCCTGAGCTGTCAGAGCGCCATCGAGCTTGTTCTTGAAGACGAGGTCTTCCACCAGACCGATGTCGAGAGACTCATCTTTCAGCAGTGGCACAATGGTGATATCCGAAAGTGTATCACCGGGATGAGAACCGATCACTTCATCAATGAAGAGAGAGGTGTTATTGGGATTGAGGATGTTCATGGCTTTGCCGGAGTCCACATCGGCAATGCCCTTGTAGATCTCACGATGCGAAGCCTTGACCATGATCTTGTTACCATCGATGGATACTTCCCGGTCAGTAGTCTGCTGGTTCACATCCGGCTCTCCGGGTATGGACTTGGAGATAGCACGAGACATGGTCACTGACAAGTCCTTGAGGCTCTTCTCGATGCTCTTGACTGCATCGGTTACAGTAGCCGAACCGCTGTTCTTTTCCAACTCTGTAATCTTCTCGGTAATGGCTGTGATGCCTTTCTGAAGTTCACTGTTCTTATTGTGCTCAGCCACTTTACGTAAGCTGTTGAGCTCATTCTTGATCTCGGTAAGGCTGGCTTCGGCACTGCGGTAGTCATCAGCCCGACCATAGATCGAGACGCCATTGAACTCGCCCTTTTCGATCTTCTGCCAGAGATCACTCTGCAGGTTTTCGCACTTGAGGACTTGCACCCAGGAGCCCACTTTAGCATCGGGAAAATGCTCTCGGTCGCTGGTCTTGAGGATGTAGTTTTCCACTACGGTGAACTCCGGAACGGGCTGCATATTGTGATTCACATCGCATTTGCCGACTAAACCGTGCTTGGCAAAGTGGTCACAGGCTTTCTGAATCTCTTCCCGAGTGTAATAGTCACCCTGAGAGTCGGGGAAGTTGGGCTCCATCAGAGTGACGTAAAGCCTCCCTAAAGTGCCCGATGTCTCACTCTTGAACTTGGTGGAGTTGATCTTGTGTTCAAAGCTTCTGCCAGAGGCATTCTTGACCACAAAGCCTTTCTGATTGGCAGGGTTCATCTCGTCAAAGAGAAGCGAGACCAGCTCGACTTCCACATTACGCAGCTCACCCTTCTGAATGGTTCGTTTTTTGAATGGATACACGATACCTCCTTGGGTATGTATTTTATTGTTATCTATGTGCTTGTGTTTCATTGATTACTTACTTCCAAAGTTCCGATTCTGCATGAACAGACGTTCATCATCGGATTGCAGAATCTCGGTCAGGTTGCCGAAGTTGAAGTCATCCGGTTTGACTTTCCAGCCGAACTCGTAGTTAAACTCAATTGCCAAAGTGAGCGCAAGTCGCTCCTGTAGCGGTTTGATCACGAAGTGGTAGAACATAGCCATGTCACTACGGTTATCGCCACCAAGCTGCCCCGGGATAAGCTGAGATACAATCCTTGCCGGAACCCGATGATAGGCGAGGATTCCTTCTCTGAGGTCTTTCTTGAGGCTGAGGAAACCGCCCTCCCTGTCCTGCTGTCTGAGTGGTTCCAGGCGTATCTTCACATCCCGGCTTTCACTCTCGATCAGTACGGTTGAGTGGCTTTTGGCGTTTCCTTTCACTTCTGTGAGTGCTTTCTCGATCTCGGTATAGGCATCGGTCAGCACTTCATTACCGGCTTCGTCAGTGACAGTTCCGTCTCTGAGAGTGCCGCCTTCCACGATTACGAAGTAGTCGATCATGAGACCGTTCTTGAAGTTGTTGTAGTCGAAGGTCTTGATCTCACCGAGTATCTCGATGTTGATGGCTATGGGCAGACAGGCAAGGCCCCAGGCGTTTGATCTGTGCGTGGACTTCTTGATGTGCACTATATCCGCATAAGCGAAGTCCTTCTTCTGGTTGTTCTTCACTTGGATATAGTCGGGTCTGAAGAAGCCGAACTTGTCATAGTTCTCCACGATCTGCACTTCACTCGGCAGCATGCGCTCCAGTCCCATCCACTGGCCTTGTGCATTGCGCATCTTGATCAAGAAACCGTTACCACAGGCCAGGTAGAACTTGATCATCTCAGCCAGGATAGTGGTCTGGTCTTCACAGGCAGGGAACTCGGCAGCTTCCATCCAGGCGGCAACCTGCTTGTTCTTGCACTCGAACTGCATGACCGTAGCCATTGAGAGCGCATCGATACAGCCGGAGTGGTACTCGTCCATATCCAGGAGATTGAGCAGCTTGCTCATGGAGTAGGGTGCCATCACTGTCTTCTTGCTCTCGGCTGCCTTGGAGATAAGCTGTTTGCCCAATCTCTGGCACTTGGATAGGTCAATGGCTTCCGGTTTGTACTTGCTCTCGATCAGATCAGACACCGAGCTGATAGCCAGGTTATATCCACCCAACCGCATCACTCTCACGAAGAGGCTCCGTTGCCGACCTTCAGCAGGTCTATCTTGGCTATTCTGACCAGGCGGGAGCCATCAATGCGGCTGGTATAGTACTCAATACTGGGCAAGTCCCGGTTCATCAGCTTGAGGTAGAAACTCCGGAACTTCTCTTTTAGTTGGTAAAGATCGGAATCAGGATCATCCACGTTATGGGCATTGACGACCAGGAAGACTGTCCAGGCTATGTCCGTACTTACGAACTGACGAGAAGTACCGTTCCTGCCTGTCTCTGAGTCCAAGATCACGATAGCACAGGGTAACTGCTTGGGAATGGCATCCTTGTTGAACTGGATGGTTGGAATGTCACAGAACTTGAGCGCATCTTCTATCCGCTTCCGTTCTGCCATGAATCTCTGATATGCTGTCATAGACTTACCTCGATGGAGTTGAGTTGCTGATATATCCACTGCTCCCGGTTAGCGATAACCTGAGCAAATACATTACGAGCCGCAATGCCTTCCCGTTTGATCTTGGCTTGGATCATGTGAGCTATCTGATCCACAGTGAGCAGCTTCCCACTCTTCTTATCAGTCCACGAGAGCCCCTTCCGCTCTACCCATGACTTCAGAGGTGCGATGGGAGTCCAAGAAGGCACTTTACCACCTAAGACAAAAGGCTCGTGTCGCACGTTTGATCCCACTCGAAGCGTCATGCCAGAATCATCGGTTTCCACTACGTAACCCGTGTTTCCGTAGAAATCGCCTTTATCGTGGATCTGCTGAGTGAGAATCTCTTTGCGGGAGTCGGCATCGATAACACTCCCGATCAGATGTAGACGACTCTCAAGAGCCGCATAGATCGCTCTGTAGATTTGGATCATCAACTCTTCCGGGCTCCTGTAGTCACTCTGCGGCATCAGATCACCCCGGCTCTCAGCACTTTAGGGAGTCTCGGTTTCAACTCTGTCAGTCGCTCCATACCACCTTGATTGAGATAGTTCCGAAGCAGAGTGAGAGCCCTAAGCTCAAGCTTGGCTTTAAATGCGTCTATTTCGCTTCCTGTGAGTAGTTCAGTCGCAGACTGGTCTAATCCCACTGTCTTGACTATTCCTTCGCCCAGAGTCTTCAAATTGAGGAACTCGCAAGTACTCTGCAGCATCAGGAAGCAGTACCCAAAACGAAAAGAGATCAAAAAGGGATCGTCTTCGGGGTAGTCGACACGAGTAGCGTCCTGGTAAAAATTATCCAAAACAAGACTTCTGATGGTCTCCAAAACCAGCCCTCTATGCTCTTTAAAGATGACGTTATCAGCCATCTCCTTGGGTAGGTTAAGCACTGCCAGCACTTCGATAGCCTCAACCGGGATGGGTATCACTTACCTTTCCTCATCAGCTCAGATAGCTCAATCGCTCTGCGACCGACCTGCTTTGCCCAACGGGACACAAGCATGTTATTGGCAGCCCGTTCCCAGTCCCCGACTTTGATAAACTCCAGAGTATTCTTGAAGCCAAGCAAACCGGAAATACCGAGATTGAAGCACATGTTCAGCAGCACCGACTTCCGCACTTCATCAAGACCATTGTAGATATCCGGTATCTTTGCCTGAAGCTGCTTCTCGCAGTTCATGATGTCATTGATCAGCATGACGTAGGCTTCGGATTGGGATATCCCGCAATCATCGAGATTGCGGCCAATGCCGATAGTCAGTTTACCTGCCGTACAGCGATATGGCCTCAGCCGCAGACCTTCATGTCTGACAAGCTGCTCTTTGATTCTATCCATCAGTTTTGCTTCCATTTATGCTCCTTGAACTTACTGGATCATCGATCCGGTGCAAGAAAAGCACTCCCCTGTATTCTCACAAATAAGGATGCATAAGGATGCGACAGATTTTAGGGTTGACAGAATACATCTTTACAATTCCTTGTGGAAAACACAAATCTGGCTGTGAGGCATCAATGAAACAGATTGTTGAAGATATTCGTATTTTACTGAAAGACGGAACATTTAAGGACGAACAGCATGTTCGCTTTTCTCTGGTAGGCAGGCTATGCCAAGCCCTTGGATGGAACATCTGGAATCCTGAAGAGTTTTACACAGAGTATAGGGTAAAGCGTTTACCCCAACAGAATATCACCAAGGACGTAACAGGTCGCGTGGATGTAGCACTGTTCATTCCGGAGAAGACCTCAGAGGGAGCAGAAGTCTTTATCGAAGTAAAGACCCCAGGAAAGCTGGATTCTGACCTCATAGCCGGAGAGACTCAGCTTCACCTTTACAATGCCTATCACAAATCTGCTATCAGCATCCTTACCGATGGGATCAAGTGGCGATTCTACCTTCCCTCTGCCGGAGGTGAATTTGAAGACAAACTCTTCAATGAACTCAATATCCTGGAAGATGAACCCGATGATGTAGCGCTAACCTTTGAGATGATCCTGAAGAAGGAAAACTACCGCAAAAAAGCACTCAATACAGCAGAAGACATGCGTAATGAACTGGTTCGCATTAAGCTGATCGGCAGCGTGAAAGCTGAAGCGATCAATATGCACGAGAAGACAGACCTCTCCCCTTATCTATTTGCACAGCAGCTTATAAAGAAGAACCATAAGCTGGATATAGAAATAGCTGATATAGAACGCCTTTGGGATAGAAAACAGTCCGGAATAAAACACTCTAATCTAGGCAATGGTACTAAAGACGATGATCCTGCGATTCATACTGAGCCACTCAAAGACTACCGATTTACAAAAGTGCATCACATTGTCTTATGTGGAAACATGAGGATTGAAACTCACCATTGGCATGAAGTAAAACGAGCGGTCTATAACTTCATCCTCAAACACAAGCCCGGTTTCCAAATCTCCGGATCATTCAGATATTCCAAAGACAAAACAGAGTTTAGAACTCCATTAACTCTTGATGATGGCTACTTTACCGAAAGTAATTTGGGTAGCTCCGATATGATAAGACACGCAAGAAAAGCAATGCAAGCTGCAGGCTATAATCCTGAGAAGGATTTGGTAGTTGCATTTGAATATACAGATAAAAGGAAGGCATAATGAGCAAAGAACAAGAAAGAGACGAGCTGCACAGAACTATTTGGCAGATTGCCAATGACCTGCGGGGCAGCGTGGACGGCTGGGATTTTAAGTCCTACGTGTTGGGAATCCTATTTTACAGATTCATCTCCGAAAACCTGACATCATACATCAATGGTGAAGAGCGACGCGCCGGAAACGCCACCTTTGATTTCGCCGGGCTCCCGGACGCGGAAGCGGAATATGGCAGAGCAGACACCGTGAAAGAAAAGGGTTTTTACATCCTGCCCTCGGAGCTCTTTGCCAATGTCTGCAAAAAAGCCCGAACCGATGCCGATCTCAATGAAACCCTGAGCCGTGTGTTTAATAACATCGAAAACTCCGCCAAAGGCTTTGACAGTGAAAACGACCTCAAAGGGCTCTTTGACGACGTGGATGTAAACAGCAACAAGCTGGGCCCCACGGTGGCCAAACGCAATGAAAAGCTGGTAAAGATACTGGAAGCGATCAATAAACTGAGCCTGGGAAACTATCAGGACAATACCATCGATGCCTTTGGTGATGCCTATGAATTCCTCATGACCATGTATGCCAGCAGCGCAGGCAAATCCGGAGGGGAATTCTTTACCCCCCAGGAAGTCTCGGAATTGCTGGCAGAAATGGCTGTGGTGGGCAAGAAAGAAGTAAACAAGGTCTATGACCCCGCCTGCGGCTCCGGCTCTCTCCTGCTGAAGTTTGCCAAAGTGCTGGGCAAAGATAATGTGAGACAAGGCTTCTTTGGTCAGGAAATCAACATCACTACTTACAATCTCTGCCGCATCAATATGTTTCTCCACGATATCAACTACGAGAAGTTCGACATCGCCCACGGTGACACCCTCATTGATCCCAAGCATTGGGATGATGAACCCTTTGATGCCATCGTCTCCAATCCTCCCTATTCCACCAAGTGGGAAGGCGATGCCAACCCGCTCTTGATCAATGATCCCCGCTTTTCTCCCGCCGGAGTGCTGGCACCCAAGAGCAAGGCAGACCTGGCTTTTACCATGCACATGCTCTCCTGGCTATCCACCTCCGGAACTGCCTGTATAGTTGAGTTCCCCGGAGTACTCTATCGCGGAGGGGCAGAGCAGAAGATCCGCAAATATTTGATCGACAACAACTATATCGATACCGTGATCCAGCTTCCGCCTGATCTCTTTTTTGGTACCACCATCGCCACCTGCATCATCGTGCTGAAAAAGAGCAAAAGGGACAATTCCACGCTCTTCATCGATGCCTCAGCCGAGTTTGTGCGCGGAGGAAACAAAAACAAGCTCTCTGAAGAGAACCGTAAGCGCATCCTGAAAGCCTTTATTGAACGTAGAGATGAGGAATATTTTAGCCGCTTGGTGCCCAATAGCGAGATCGCCGAGAATGACTATAACATAGCTGTAAGCTCTTATGTGATAAGGGAAGACACCAGTGAGGAAATAGATATTGAACAGCTTAATGCCCACATTGCCGAGATCGTGATCAAGCAAAACCACCTGCGGACTGCTATCGATGAGATCGTTGCTGATCTGGAAGGCATTGAGTGAAGTGGGGGCTGAATGTCTAAGATTGATGAATTGATACAAGAGCTGTGCCCGGATGGGGTGGAGTATAAAGAGTTGGGTTCAGTGCTTAATTACGAGCAGCCAACCAAATACATCGTGAAGAGCTCAAAGTACAATGATGAGTTCTCTATTCCTGTCTTAACTGCAGGGCAAACCTTTATTCTCGGGTATACTGACGAGAATTTCGGCATATACAACGCATCTTCAGGTAAACCAGTAATAATATTTGATGACTTCACAACCTCATTCCATTGGGTTGATTTTAATTTTAAAGTCAAATCATCAGCTATGAAAATGCTGACAAAGTGCAATGATGAGATAGACTTTCGCTTTGCATATTATGCCATGAGATGCATATTGTATAGTCCGCAAGATCATGCAAGACAGTGGATTTCTGTATATTCAAAATTTCAAATCCCCCTCCCTCCCCTTCCAATCCAAGAAGAGATTGTAAGGATATTGGACAAGTTCACAAAGCTGGAGGCGGAGCTGGAGGCGGAGCTGGAGGCGGAGCTGGAGGCGCGTAAAAAGCAGTATGACTACTATCGTAATCAACTGCTTACAACCATCGAAAAAGACGGCAAATGGTATATGAGTGGGAATGAAGTGGGGTGGAAGACGCTTGGGGAAGTTTGTGTTTCGCTTAGGAAGGGAACACTTAAGCGGGGGCAGCTTGTTGAAGACGGGGCTTACCCGGTCATTAACTCAGGAAGAGAGTGGTATGGCTTCTATGAGTCCTATAACAATGAGGCTGATGCGCTTATTATCGCTGCAAGAGGCGAATACGCAGGTTTCGTTAGCTACATCTCCACAAAATTCTGGGCTGGTGGTTTGTGTTACCCCTACAGATCAATTAAAGATGATGTAATACAAACTAAGTTCATTTACTACTATCTTAAGAACAATGAGCAATCCATCATGGATGTTTTGGTTTCACGAGGTAGTATCCCCGCAATCAATAAATCTGATGTTGATAGAATACAAATCCCCATCCCTCCCCTCTCAGAGCAAGAGCGCATCGTTTCCATCCTCGACCGCTTTGATGCCTTGGTCAATGACATCTCCATCGGTCTGCCTGCCGAGATCGAAGCCCGACGCAAGCAATACGAATACTATCGCGGGAAGCTCTTAAGCTTCAAGAATATAGCAGACCGGGCGGAGGCTTAGATGAAATACGATCTTGTAGCGCAAAGCTCTGAAAGCACTGTCGTGGCGGAGTACAATCCTCCCCAGCGGGAGGGAGCGGGCTATCAATCCGAAAGTGAGCTGGAGCGGGAGCTGATCCGGCTGCTACAGGCTCAGGCTTATGAATACATCTCCATCACCAGCGAAGCGGAGTTGATAGCCAATCTACGCGCTCAGTTAGAAGCTTTGAACAGCTTCCAATTCAGCGATAATGAGTGGCAGGGCTTTTTTACTTCCAAGCTGGCAAATCCCAATAATGGCATTGAGGAAAAGACGGCAATCATCCAAGAAGATCATATCCAACTGCTTAGCCGCGATGATGGGAGCGTGAAAAACATCTATCTGCTGGATAAAGCCAATATCCACAACAACCGCTTGCAGGTGCTCAATCAATACAGCGTGGAGGACGGCCGGCGAGCTAACCGTTATGATGTCACGATCCTGATCAACGGCTTGCCTATGGTGCACATCGAGCTCAAGCGCCGGGGCGTGGAGATCAAAGAAGCTTTTAACCAGATAAATCGTTACAATCGTGAATCGTTTTGGGCGGGAAGCGGTCTCTTTGAATACATCCAGATCTTTGTGATCTCCAATGGCACTCATAGCAAGTATTACAGCAATACCACCAGATTTTGTCATATCAAAGAGCAAAGTGAGAGTTCGCACAAAAAGGGCAAGCGCAGCAGCAACAGCTTTGAGTTTACTTCGTGGTGGGCAGATGCCAGAAACCGCCCGATTCCGGATTTGATGGATTTTGGCAAGACCTTCTTTGCCAAGCATACGCTTTTGAACCTGATCACCAAATACTGCGTCTTTACTTCGGATAAGCAACTGCTTGCCATGCGTCCTTATCAGATAGCAGCCACAGAACGCATCCTGCAAAGGCTTCAGCAAGCCAACAACTACAAACACTATGGCAAGATCCAGGGCGGGGGCTATGTGTGGCACACCACCGGAAGCGGGAAGACGCTCACCTCATTCAAGACCGCGCAGATTGCCAGCAAGCTGCCCTATATCGACAAAGTGCTCTTTGTGGTGGATCGTAAAGACCTGGACTATCAGACCATGAGGGAATACGACAAGTTCGAGAAAGGCGCTGCAAACAGCAACACCAGCACGGCAAAGCTGAAAAAGCAATTGGAAGATCCCAATGCGAAAATCATCATCACCACGATCCAAAAGCTGGCGATCCTGATCAAGAAGTATAAGCAGCACCCGGTGTATCATCAGCGTGTAGTGATCATCTTTGATGAATGTCACCGCTCACAATTTGGGGATATGCACACAGCCATCACCAAGAGCTTCAAGCGTTATCATCTCTTTGGCTTCACCGGAACCCCGATCTTTGCCGCAAATGCCAACAGCAGCGGGACAAACATCCTGCGCACCACAGAGCAGGCTTTTGGCGATAAGCTGCACACTTACACCATCGTGGACGCGATCACGGATCGCAATGTATTGCCCTTTAGGATAGACTATATCAGCACCTTCAGAGAGCAGGAGGACATCCCCGATCAAAAAGTGTGGGATATAGACAGAGAGAAAGCTTTGGCAGCTCCTGAGCGGATTGCCAACATCGTGGGCTACATCCTGGAGCACTTTGATCAAAAGACAAAGCGTAACAGCCATTATCAATTGAAAGATAGAAGATTGGCAGGCTTCAATTCTATCTTTGCGGTGGCTTCGATCGATATGGCAAAAAGGTATTATGCGGAGTTTCAAAAGCAGATGGCTGCTTTGCCAAGCGATAAAAGGCTGAAGGTAGGGCTTATCTACAGCTTTACGGTAAACGAAGATGATCCGGAGCCGGACGGCATCCTGGATGACGAAAACCTTGAGGATACCAGCAGGCTGGATCAAAGCTCACGGGACTTTCTGGATAATGCCATCGGGGATTATAACAAGCTGTTCAAGACGAACTTTGATACATCAAGCGACAAGTTTCAGAACTACTATAAAGATCTGTCTCAGAGAGTGAAAGACCGGGAGCTGGACCTTTTGATCGTAGTCAACATGTTCCTCACCGGCTTTGACGCCACTACCCTCAATACACTTTGGGTGGATAAAAACCTGCGCTTGCATGGGCTTTTACAGGCATTTTCCCGCACAAACAGAATCCTCAACACCATCAAGACCTTTGGCAACATCGTCTGCTTCCGCAATCTGGAAAGAGCTACCAATGAAAGCATCGCGCTGTTTGGCGACCGGGAAGCGGGCGGCATAGTACTGCTCAAGTCCTTTGAGGATTATTACGATGGCTATCTTGCCGAGGGGAAGAAGATCCCCGGCTATGTGGAATTGATCTCCGATCTAAAGGAAGCTTTCCCCATCGAGCAGCAGATCATCGGAGAAGGCAAGCAAAAAGAGTTTATAAGGCTATATGGTTCCATCCTCAAGCTTCGCAATATCCTGAGCACTTTTGACGAATTCATCGGCAAGGAAATCCTTTCCGACCGGGAAGTGCAGGATTATCATAGCAAATACATAGATCTCTACAACGAGTTCCGCAAGAAAGACAAAGGCGATGCCGAAAACGTGAATGATGATCTGGTCTTTGAAATGGAACTGATCAAGCAGGTGGAGATCAATATCGATTACATCCTGGAGCTGATCAAGAAGTATCATGACGGCAACCAAAAGGATCAGGAGATCATCATCAATATCAATAAGGCGATAGATTCCAGCATCGAACTGCGCAACAAAAAAGACCTGATCCAGCAATTCATCGCCGGCTTGAATCCTGCTACAGACGTGGATACAGATTGGCATGATTTCATCGATAGGAAGAAGCGGGAGGAGCTGGATAAGATCATCAGCGAAGAAGGCTTGGATAAAGACGAAACCTACAAGTATATTAACAATGCTTTCCGAGATGGCTATGTGCAAACCACAGGGACTGCTCTCTCAGCGGTTTTACCTGCGGTAACAAGATTTTCCAAGACCGGGGAAAGAACTCTCAAGCGTGAGACGGTAATCGAGAAGTTTATGGCTTTCTTCAATAGGTTTTGGGATATATCAGATAATAATTCTGGGTAAGTACTTGAATTGTTCTGGATAAGACTTATCAGAAGGTCAATCAGCTTATGCATTAGCAACAAAGAAATCTCCCGAGGAATGTAAGAGGAAAACATGATTGATAAAACTCTGACCACATTGGCTATGCTCAAAACAATGTATCACAAAAAGATGCACGTTATAGACTGCTATATCCCTTTGATCAAAGATATTCTACTAAATCACAAGATTTCCAAGATTGATGTTGATGGCTGTGCTGTAATTGAGAGAGCCTTTTTAGATGATTGCGGGCTTAATGTCCCTCTTTCTGGTATTCTAACATTACTAAAACGATTAGGAACTGGATTTGTAACTAAACGTAAAAATGAATACTTCATTGATTTGAAAGCTCTGTCTGTATCAAATATCAAAACAAATGCGAATCCGTCTGTAGTTCAAGAGATGATAGATGGTTTCATAGCATTCGCACAAAATGTATATAATTTAGAGGTATCGACTTCAGATGTTGACTGTGTTTTTGTAGATTTCTTTAAATCGTATCACAGTGAGATGGTATTATACCTCCATGATAATGGAGCATTTCCAGATATCAAACCAAAATCACAGCATAAGAAGATGCTTTATATTCTTGGGGAATACTTCAACCAGAATTTAAGTAAACCAGGATTGATAGATCTACTGACGGACATATCCATTGGTATGGCAATTTCGGAAAGTGTGTTTTTACAAAGCTATACGGATTATTGCTGTAGCTACAAAGATGTTAGCGTCTATTTGGATGTACACTTCTTATTTTACTTCGTTGGTATTGGAGGGGACTATCTCCAAAAATCATACAAAAGATACATTGAGAATATCCTTCAGGCTGGGTGTAAGGTCTTTGTATTTGAACAACATCTCGATGAGTTTAATAGAGCATTAGACGATTGTTGTGATTGGATTCATGATCCGAACTATGATGATCAAAGAGCGAGTAAAACTTGTCAGTTTTTTATGCAGAATAATCTGGATGAAAGCGATGCAGAACTCTTTCGTGCTAGGCTATCTGATCTATTTACGCAACCATACAACATCTCCATAGTCGATCCCCAAATCGATTATAATGATCCGTCAAATTTGATTGACGAACAAGAACTAAAGGATATTATTGTTGGCAACTACGCTAATGGGCATAAGAAGGTAACATACAAGATTGATAATATTATCCAGCGAGACGTTCAGGCTATTAGCACCATCTATTGTTTACGAGAAGGTAGATTTATTGACTCGCTTAAAAGGGCATCTCATTTATTTGTAACTAGCAACACTGCATTAGCTTTCTCGGCATATCGATACCACGCTAAACATGAAAAAAAACTAGGAAAAATTCCGGGTTGCATTTCAAGTCATTTCTTGAACAATCTTCTTTGGATAGGGAATCCGTCACTAATAGCGGAAAAATCCATAAAGTTACAGATAATGGCGAGTATCTCCCTTAATAGTGAGATACATCCACAAATACTAACAGGGTTTATCCAGGAGTTAAAGAAGCTTAGGGATAGTGGTAAGGTTTCGAAAGATACAGTAGAGAGTTTCAGGCATAACATAGTTTTGAATCAGATTCTTAAGGATATTACAAGTAATGACCCTAACAACTTCAATGGGCAGACATCAATAGAAGCAATGAGTGAGTACGAGAATCAGATTAAGGAACCTCTTGAACAAGAGATTCTTTCAAAAGATGCTGAGATCAATCAACTAGCGGAAAAGAATAAGTCTCTATTAGAAAGTATTGATTCTAAAGATGATGAAATTGAAGCGGCTAGAAAGATGAATAATCAATTCCTTCAGAACTTAGTCCAGCTTGCTGCGCACGATTCGAGAAAAGATGCTCAAATTGTTTTTTGGTCGCTAACTTTAGTACTTATAGCTCTTACCATACTTAGTCTATTCCACTTCAACATTATACTGTTAATATTCCTCGCACTAGCTTCACTAACTTCACTTGTATATGGATTTTCGTTAAAAGCGGTTATCCCGATCTTACATAACAGGCTATTTCATCGTAAATTACGGAAGAATTGCAGAGACCACCAGCTGAGTTATATTGATATTATCCATTCTTTCAATGGCACAGCTAGAGAATACTCGCTAGAGTACACAAATCGTAGTTGTCCTACACTTCCAATGAAAAGGGGGAAAGGGAGTGTGAGTTCCGACGATCCCGGTGGGGTTCAAACCTGAGTCATATTCGATCTGATCATCCTTGATCCAGGGTGCAAGTGCTTTGATGTATTCACGGGCATCATCCAGGCTGCTGGACTTTGTATCCAGTGCCATCAGATTATCCATCACTTCAAGGGCATCGTTCAGGGGATAGACCTTGTCTTGGGCAGCCAGAGCCCGGCAGATGTCACTGGTGCGGTCATCCAGGATAACCACGAGCTTGTAATATCTGGCTTTGGCTTTCTTGTAACCCTGAAGCCTTCCAAACTCTCGGATTCTGAGTGCAGTATGCTCTGCCAGTCCCTGCCAGTAATGGGATGATCGATTGGCGATGTCATTGAATTGGTCTTTGAGAGTATCGGCAAGCATCTCTTTGGTATAGCCCTGCTCGATTGCTTTGGAGATGGTGTCTGCGAAGTTCTGTCTGACATCAGCTTCGAAGTGGTTCCCGATCCAGAACAACTGCTGCTTCTGTATGGTGGATGAGAGATGCTGATCTTCAATACCCCAGAGCCCTATACCGGTCTTGGTGGGGGCTTGCACTTGGGTGTCTCGCAGTCCGAGCCGCACACAGCGGTCTATTATCGCTTTGGTGGGCTCATTGACCAGTGCTGCGAAGTCATCTCCCAACTGAGTATTGATGATGCCCATAAGCTTATCTATGGAGTTCTGGCTGAGCTTCTCGGCTCTTGGCATGTCACTCAGCATCTGAATGGCAAGGCGTGTAGCATCTCTGATCTCGGTTTTCCATGCATTATTGAGGACCCGATAGTATTCTAACATGAGCTGATCGTAGTAGTTCATTAGAAACTGAACCTCCTGACCTTGACCCTGTTCCTGCCGATATCATATTCAGAGAAGCGTTCCAAGCATCCTGCCAGTGCATCACAGCCATCGATATAGCCATCAGGATAGGTGAGGAACTGGGATATCAGAGTGGGAGTATCCTGCCCCTCCGGAAAGAGCACCTTGGCTGTCTCGATGATGGTCTCAGTTCTCTCGATACGCAGGTTCTTGTTGTCTTTATTATCGATGCGCTTGATTCTGTGACTGATGGGTGGCAGATGATTGTCATATGCCCACCGATCAAAGTCTGCCAGTATTCTGCCTTGTCCGTAGGTGGTCTCACAAGCTGCTCTGGCTTTTACTCTATAGGTTCTATCAAGCTCCTGATAGGCATCATAGTAGTATCTGAAGAACTTAGTATTCTCAGTCTGCCTTATCCAGACATGGATCACGTAGAAACGATTACCATCATAGCCAATTGAGATAACAGCTTTGAAACAGCCCTTCTCTCCCCAGGCAGGATCGGCATAGAGCCAGACCCGCTTCATCTGGGATGGTTCCGGTAAGGTGCGATACTTGGTGAACCAGTGGTTCTTGAAGATGTTGCCTTCGATTACCGGCTGTCCAAGCATCTCCCTCTGATAACCGGTATGTCCGAACTTGGCTCGCAGGTTGGGCAGAGTGGCAGTGGGGTATTGAGCCTCCCAGATGGACTTGCCATGCATATCTTCGAGTGAGAAGCGCAAAATCGCTTTCTGGTGCGTTTTCAGCACTGACTGGTATCTTGTATCCAGATCGGGATTATCTGCCCGTAAATCGCTTAATATGAGCTCCTGAAACTGACAGATCGCATAGTTTGGGTGTACCAGGTTCCCGAGCCAGACGATCTTGCCATTTCCCTCGGGTGAGAGGGCACCAGCAAGCTCCTGGGTGATCTTCTCCATGCGTCTCTTACCGATGGACTGGTTACCCATGTTCTCTTCTTTGTCAATATCATCACAGACGATCAGCCCGGGCCGCTTGGCAGTCTTAGGATTGATAGTTCCACGATGGCTCTGCTTAATACTTCTGGCTCGTATCCTTGCCTTGTTCTTGAGATAGAAGTCGAGATCAAAGCTGTCCACTGGCAGCAGCTCCGGATAGTCGATGGTGAGCCGCTTATTGTTCTGCAGTTCATGTAAGGTGAAGGCGGTGCGTTCCTGTGCCAGATCTACGTCTGCTGCAGTATGGATTACGTAACGTTCACCTCGGATGATCTTCCAGATCGGATAGACCACTCCCATGAGTACCGTTTTGCCCAGCCCACGAAAACCAGTGATTCCGATGATGCCTGAGCCCTTATCAGTTTCATCGAACATGGTCTCATGTGCTGGGCAAAAAGGTAGTGGGAAGATATGCGGGAAATAGGTGTGGCAGAAGAACGAGAAGGCATCCCAACCTTCTCCAGTGGTTCTTCTGATGCGCTCAGTCTTAGCTTCGGGATTATCGTCTATAAAAGGCAAGACGGAGATCGTTTTGGATGCGATCTCCGCTAATGCCTTGTTATGCCGCTGGAGGAACTTCTTAGACATAACTTAAATACCCCGACGCCTGTTTGGGGCAGGCGTCGGAGTCTGCGGGCATGGAGGGACCCGCAGTTTTGGCACAAGTGCGCAGAGCAGGAGGCAACAGCTCCGCGCAGGATGTCAGGCTTGGAGGGTCTATGTAGGCTGTAGGTATGTATTTAAGCATTTCTGACTCTCAAGTATTCCGCCAGATCAATTACGATGCCGTTAAACTGTTTGAGCAGGGTCTCATGCCCTTTCTCAATCATGAAGTCGGTCACCTGATCCAAGAAGCGTACGATATAGTCGTTCAGTTCCTTGGATGGCTCGGAGTCCTTCTGGTTCTGCTTGATCAGTGAGACCAAACTCTGCAGAGCGGTATCTGCCGGGTTCTTGGCATACTCACGAAGTGCCTGGATGAGTGCCCTCTTGCGGGCTAAGCTAATCTCATGGTCAAGCTTACGCTCTTCCTTGAACAGATCTGCCCACTTGCCGGACTTGATCCACTTGCGGACGGTGATTACGGAGACACCGAAGATCACCGCCAGCTCTGTGGGATCGGTTTTACCATTCAGGTAAGCTTCTTTGCAGTTCTCCCGCTTGATGCGGAACTCAAGAGCGTTACTCATACTCCGGGCGCACCTTGTGTTTGGTCAGATATTCGTTCAAGTCCTTGCCGGAGCAGCGCAACTGCCCGTTTTCTTTGGTTCTAAAGGCAGGCAGAGGATCGAGTATATCCTTGATCCAGCGATACACCGTAGTACGGTTGACCCGGAGTGTTGCTGCCACTTCATCGGGTCGATAGTTGCGGTCATCTCTGAATATGCTCATGGTCTCCTCTGCTGCATTATAAGTTTCAAATGTCATCATTTCTTCTCCTCTGCTTTGATCAAATTAGGATGTGCAAGGATGCAACTCAATTACAAGGAGCTGAAGTTCAGTACTACCTTGTTGTAGTTCCCGGCTTCATCCCTTACTGAGAAAGAGATGTACTGTTTAGTAGAGGTTACAGTGATCGCTTTATCGATCAGCTCCATCGCTTCCTTCCAGATCGGGTCTTTGATCTTGTAGCGGCGCAGGGCGAAGATCCGATAACGGGCAAGCTGACCCCGCTTATCGACTTGGAAAGCTTCATTGATGATAGCCTTAAGATTGTCATTGGAGTTCTCAGACCAGGCTTTGATACACTCGTCTATCTTCTGCTTGGCAAGTTGCAGCTCAATTCCGAACTGTATCTTCTCCCGGTAGCGGATTTCGATCTTGTATTTTTCATCAAAGGTAAGCAGCAGGGCATTACCCTTCCATTCGACATTGTTCTTTCTGGCAACATCGTTCAGATAATCTTCCACTATCTTGATGATGCTGTGTTTTTCTTTGATGATGTGCTCGTGCAGTTTGAGTGCACGTTCCATCGCTTTACTAACGGCTTTCTCTCGATCCAGAATGTCCTTATTCAGCACTTTGACAGAGATTTCCCGACCTTGGGCATCGGTCAGAGTACGACTCTTTGAGTTAGTAGTAGACTTTCTACTCATGTGTATCCTCCCTTGGATTTTCTATATTACTATTGATTTTCTGCTTACGTATGTAGGACTGGAACATGGCGATTACCGCTCTGCGCTCTTTGGGGTCGAGCAGATTCCAGTGGCTTTTATGGTAATGCTTTATGGTGAATGCCCTTAAGTCATTCTCTGTCCATCCCGCCTGTTTCATCAAGGAAAACATGTACTTTCCCTGCTTATCAAAGGTGAACTCATTGGGTCGACCATGCTTGCGATACTTGATCATGAGCGCTTTCAGTTCTTTGAGCTTATCTTCCGGTAGAGCCCTTAGTGATTCGCCATAACCGAGACGGCTCATAATGAGTTTGAAGCCATCCAGGGGCCAGTGAAACTTCTTAACCCTGAGGGCATGGATTTCTCGGCGTAGTTTGCGTTCTCGTAGTTCCTGTGTCATAGAATGCCCTTTGGACTGCTATTCCAGTCCTTTTCTCTTGAGGAATGTCTCGAATTTAATGCGCCAAAACCACTCAGATCCCCGATACTCTACCCATGCCTGATGGATAAGTTTCTCCTTCAGGAGTTTCTCTTTGGCGGCTTGCCTCGCTAATCGCTCCTGCCGTCTGAGCTCTTTCTCCTCAGCCCTGCGGAGCTTCTCTTCTACACTGAGTTTGGATCGCATCCGACCCAGGATACCCGGCTCAATTTGCTTGCCGATCTCTCTCAATCTATCTCGGCTGATTACTTTATACTGCTTGCCTTCCATACCGATGCATCCAATTGAAGCCAAAGCTTCCATATAGACAAACACCCACTGACGACTTCTACCGAAGTCCTTAGCTATGGCTCGGATGGAGGTGTATTTACCCTTCTCGATCTGGTCGAGCAAGGCGGTAGCTGCCTTAATCTCGAATTTCCAATTACCCTTCTGACTGTAACATACTTTGGGGCTATAGCGATCAGCCAAGACATAGATGCCCTCCTTCTTGGAGATCAGTTTGATCTTCTTATCTGCCAGCAGTTCAAGCAGCACAGGCTCGATTACAGAGAGATCTTGAGCTATCATGTTAGATACCGTCTCTGCGGTGAACGGTTTCTTGAACTGCCTTACAAAATTGAGTACCAGATCTTTAGTCTTCATTTTGCGAGCTTGAGATCGATTACTCTTCCGGTTGATTCGCTTAGTTTGAGCTCTCCGGTTTCAATGGAGTGCATCATCTTCATGGCTTTGCGTAAGTTGCCCTTTGCCGACTCATGGATCAAGTCCACGATCTTCTCGGTCACTTCTACCTCGAGCACTTCCTTGGCGAGGATTTTGATGTCCTTGCGGCTTACGGGCTTGAACTCATAGAATGAGTTGCAGCGGTCGAAGTAGTATTCATTGAGCTGTGAGAGACGATCCTTGGCATTCTGCATTCCCACCAGGATCACTACGGTTAAGGTCTCATCCACGATGTCCCGGATCGCGCCTAACAGCTTATCGTGTTTGAAAGCATAGTCGATCTCATCGATTACGATTACCATGTCTTCCTGCTCTTCCAGAATCTGCAGGCTGAGCTTGAAGAGGTTATTGGTAGTTCCGTAGGGGATGTTGTAGCCGAGGTTAAACCGCTGATACAAGGCAGTGATCAGATCGACTGCGAAGGACTTAGGGGTAGTTGTAGCTTCCAGTCTCAGGTAGATATAACCTCTCTGGAACGCCATTCTTTGGGCATAAGTGGTCTTGCCGAGACCGGGCAGTCCGTAGATCAGTCCCAGTCCGACCATCTCCATCTTGGGTCTATTGAGCAGGTAGTTGACGCACTGATCGGCTTCAACTACATTGCTTATTCTTACGAGTTGGTTCTGTTTCAAGCTTCCTCCTTACTTGATTCCTATGAACTTGAGCATCTCTTCGAAGCTCTTCTCTTTAGGTTTGATTACATCATCATCGTCATCCTCCACCTTAAGCGGCTTGGGAGGATCGAGCTTATTGGGCAGCGTTGCCTGCACTTGCTTATCAAGCTCTTCCATCAGCTGATCGGCGCTGGGTGGAGGAGCTTTAAGTGTTGGAGCTTGGATAAAAGTGGGATTGTGTTCCACCTCAGCCATCGGTAGTGGCTTAACCAGTCGATCTACCGCTTCCTGCGTCTGTCTGACGATCTGCTTGGTGCGCTTGGCGATCAGCTTCTGATGCCGTTTATTGGCTTTCTGTTCCTTATGCAGCTCAGCCGCTGAGATCGGATTGTCTTTATCCAGCAAGATGAATGGATCTTGCGACCTGCGGACTTCCGCCTGGCAGATGAAGTTGTCTTGCATATCGTAGACGAGTATCCAGCGCAGATCACTCAGATCGTAACGAATCAGCAGTTCCTTGCCGATGTGCCCGATCAGCTCCGTATCCCAGTACATCAGCTTATTCAACATAATGCCATTGTTGCGTAGTGTCTTGCGCACGGCGGACATCATCATGAAGTTGAGCTTGTCAGCTTTGATCTTCTGCTCTTCTGGTACGGGATTGGCACTAAAGACTTCCCAAGGCGATTTGCCTTTCAAGCCGCTATGTGGAGCTTCGCCATACATCTTCCGGATGAAGAAGCCAATCATCTGCATGGCTTCTTCTATGGTAGGAGGAGTGGCATCGTACATCTTTCTTGCCCACTTCTCATTACGCATCAGGGTCGCCGGTTTATCGTCTATCGATGCACCCCGGAAGCTGCCTATGAAGCGTTCAAAGCGTTCCTGGAAGGTCTTGAAGAATCTCTCGATCACCTTGGCTTTGGCATTGTAGCTTTCGGCGAAGGCTACTTGGATGCCCAGGCGGGGGAAGATGCCTGCCAGATCGCTGGAGAGGTCATGCTCCTGCCACTTCTCATTAAAGAGCTTTGCCCGGAAGGCTTTGCCGTTATCGAGATAGACGTACTTGGGAACTCCTCCCCAGTTAAGGAAGGCGTTTCTGAAGGCGATCTGGATATGCTGGCTGTCCTCGGTAAAGGCAAGTGAGGCCCCTACCGGGTATCTTGAAGCCCAGTCAAAGACCATGATCATGGTCATGCGCTGCGCTTTCCCGGTTTTGGGATTCATGATATCAAAAGCCAGGGTATGTCCATCTGCCACCCATACGTCTCCCACGTTCAAGAGACTGGAATCTCGGATGATAGTCTTGACTATGGTCTCTGCCACTGCTTTACTGCCAAGTCTCGCTTGAGTCCAGATTGCCATGTTGTCCCGTTTCCAGTCCATGACCCAGCGTTTGAGAGTAGGTGCTGAACTGGGCGATTCCAAACAACCCATCCGCTCATAATCTTTGATCGTGGAAATTGCGGTGCCGATTTTGACCTTCTGCGGAGTCAACAGCAGCTTAAGCAGGAACTGCTGTTCCAGATAAGTAACCTTGCGTCCCTTGGTCTGGTTCTTGGACTTGTGGATCAAAGCGAACATATCCCGCTCGTTCTGCAGGTATTTTTCTACCCATAAGCGCAGACAGCGTTCTTTGCGTTGCCCTTTGATCTTGAACAGTTCCGGTATAAACTGTCCCTTATTGTATTCATCGGTTATCTGCCGCCACTCTTGTACTTTGGCAGTACAGCCCTTCAAACGCTCCAAGACCATCTCACAGAACTGAGCATTGAGCTGAGCCTCAGTCTTGCAGCTGAGCAGTTCCTTTGCTTGTGGTCTTAAATCAATATCCGGGTCTTCTTCATTAAGTTCGGATAGGGGAGAAAGGTCTGACTTCTCTCGTATCTGCTCCGATTGGAGCTTTTTTACTATCTTGGCAGCATCACCTGTGAACTTGAGCGTCGCACCAGAATGGATCAGAGCTAAGACCCGCCGGTAATTGCGGTCATAGTTCTGCCTGTCTATCTGGTTATAGACTTCATCAATTCTGTCCACCTTGTGCCTCCTGCTTCTTTACCTTATTATAGGAGACGATAAATAGACTGGTGTGCTCGTGATCCTCGATGAGCATCCGTTCCTTCCTTAAAGGTATCGGCTCCTGACGCAGCTTGCGGCAGAGCTGCTGATCCAGATCGACTATCTGCTGGTCGACGAGTACGAATAACTTGGTAGTACGGTAACTGCCGCTCTTTACCGTTCTTCTCACTGCGATATAGACGCCTTCATCGATCATTCTCCGGATCGTCTTTACCGACTTACCATAAATCTGAGCCAGCCGTGCGGCCGGCAGCCATAAAAGTTCTACTCCTGTTTCCATCACATAACCTTCCAAATCGAGCAAACCACTTGGACAAGCACTTGGACATTTCTGAGGACAACCACTTGGACAATTGCTCAAACCACTTGGACATTCTTGGCACCACTTGGACAAAAATGCGCAGATTGAGTGGCTGGTGTGCTTGGAAGCTATGCGTAGAAAGAGTTTGGAACGGTTTTGTCCAAGTGGTTCGCAATTTAAAACCACTTGGACATTTTTCGAGAGGCAGGTTTCACATCTGCCGTTTAGTCTCGATTCTGCGTTCATATTCACCTCTTTGTAACGTTATAATCAGGTGCTAACTTCCATACCGGCAACATCTTGGGAAGTCCTTTCTGCCACTTTCGAAAGCTTTTTTCCACTGCGCTTAGACCGCTGGCATTTACGCCGTCAAGAAATCAGCTATCGAAAATAAGTGTTGACACTTCTATTTAGCTCTGTTTTGTTGTTCTGTGAACATAATGCTTACCGAATGGATTATGTCAATGCTTTTTATTCTGTATGGAGGATAAATGAAGAAGAGCGAAATCGGTGTCAGACTCGAAAGAGTTATAAAAACTATGAAGTTAAAGCAATACCAATTTGCCGAAAAATTTGGCATCTCCAGTGCCTCTTTGACCAGATACAAGTCCGGAGATCGACTCCCGGACCCGGAATTTCTCATCGCTCTGTCCAAAGAGAAAATCAATACGAATTGGCTCTTGACCGGAGACGGCAGTATGAATATCCGCCCTGATTTTGACGGCTGGATGAAAGAGCAACTGCAGAAGAACCTCGGAAAAGTCAATTCCAAGACAGGACTAATCGAAACTCCGGCAATAGATTACACTCGTACGATTACGCTGCCGATTCTTGGTGAAATTTCCGCCGGCCCCAGAGACCACATCTACGACCTCCGGAATTTAGGCGAGAATATCGAGATTCCGCGTTCACTCATCCTCGGAACACCCGATAAGTATATGGCATTTAGAGTAAATGGACACAGCATGGAACCCAATATCATGCATGAAGATCTCGTGATC